CCGAGGGTGTGTTTCATATTGCAACGTGCGTCCAGAAGGTTACGGAACGGTGGAAATGATGAAGTCGCTCAACAGCATACTCGATAAGGCTATTCGACAGATGGTGCTGGATCAAGCTGCCGAGCTGGAAGCTCGCTTGCACAAGTGGTGCACTGAGAACCCTGGCAAAGATGCAGTGCTCAACTACACGATCGGCAGCGGGGAAGCTCGCATCTCTGAGAAGGAGAGGGGTCTGACGTGCAACATCTGCTTGCTGCGGACGCGAAAGGTGCGGGGATCATCGCCCTCACCCAAGAGCTTGCCGGGGTCATGAGTCGGCGCAGCGTGCAACTCGAAGCTGGCAAACTCTACCGTATTGATATCAAGGAGATTCCCTGATGAGCTGTCGGGAATGGCAGAAGGGAGCGCCCATCACGGCGCATCGCTGGAGGCAGGATCGGCTTTATCGGAAGCTGCAATGTGTGGATTGCGGCTGCGGGCTGAGCGAAGAGGGAGTCGAGTTCCTCGCTACCCGGCTGCAGGCTGAGCGCGATGAGCTGCTGGCCTACGAGATGGATCGAGCTCGGACAGTCCACTCCAGCTGTCAGCACAAGTGGACTGGGCACCAGATCCGATCTTTTGGGTGCGACGATTTCGATGTGCTGGTCATCTGCGCGAAGTGCGATGGGGTGATGGAGCTCGGGGACTTTATAGATGCTCACATTCCCTGATGGCTTCGAGCCCACCCCCGAGGCCATCGAGTGGCTCGAGCGGGTGAACGCCTTGATCAAACCCGCGGTAGATAGGGCGGTGCTCGAGGTCATGCTGTACGGGAGCGCGGACCTGGAGAAGATAGTCAACGACGTGACGCCTGAAGTGTTCGGGCGAGGAGAGGTGAAGCGAAATGGCTCATGAGTGCGAATTCGTAGTGGTTGGGAACGAAGTAGTGTGCAAGATCTGCAATCGTACGCTGCTTGTCGCTAGCTACGTGTGGGAAACGAGGCACATAGCTAGCGACAACGAGAAGCTCAGGGTAGCGGGGGATGAGCTGATGCGGCTCCTAGGCCCAGGTACGAGCGGCAGCGAGAGGATCGCCATACCAAAAGCAATAGACGCCTGGCAACAGCTGTTGGGACGAGATGTAGCAGGGCCGTGGGACGTGACGGACATTCTGATCGCATTCCACAGCGGCGTGATTAAGGTCGACGAGTTCTTCAAGCGACTGAGAGAGGTGAAGCGAAATGGATCATGAGTGCGAGTGGGTGCGAAAGCGCCATCTGGGCGCGGTGGCGACGGTGTGCTCGATCTGCGGGCACACGGTGGATAACTACGTCAGAGACGCAGACGCTCGTCTGGAGCTCGAGACGGCTCGCCGTAAGACCCTGGAGACGGCGGGCAACGCGATGAAGAAGGCACTGCGGTTCCTCTCGTGGGGTGGCTGCGACGAGGTTGTAGAGTGGTGCCAGCTGACTGGCCAGCCTTACCCGGGGGCCGCGCCCAAGGCCAGCTACAGCGAGCTGGAGGCTCAGAGAGACGAGCTGAAGCGGGCCGGCGACGCGATGGTCGGGGCGATGAACCGGGCGGGTCTGGGAGGCGTTGAGGGCGTCCACGGGTACGTTGTGGAGTGGTGCCGGCTCACCGGACAGCTGCACCAGGCGCGGGCCGGCATGGGCGACTACGGGGCGCTGAAGAACGCTGGTGACGAGTTGGTGCTGTCGCTTACAGCGAACATGTCGTCGGGGTTCGTAGGGCAGGCGGTTGAGAAGTGGCGCGAGCTGACGGGGCAGGTGCGGGAGCCAGCGGCAGATGTGAAGGGCCACGAGTGCAAGTACACCCGAGGGGTATTCAGCGAGAAAGGAAACAGGTTTAGTCTCATCTGCGAATTCTGCGGATCCAAGATGCCAGGAGCAGAGCCGGAATGGGCTGGGGTGGATGACCAGCTGAAGCGGGCTGGTGATGCGATGCTCGAGGAGCTGAAACGAACGTTCATCAGAGGGCGCGGGGGCGAGTGGGAATCTGAAGCCATGACAGAGTGGTGCCGACTGACCGGGCAGTTGCCTGAGCAGGAGGCGCTGGATTGGAGCCTGCACAATGAGCGGGTGAAGCAACCCCAGAGGGACAAATTGGTCGAGCTGCTGATCGAGATTTACACCAGAAGCGTGCGCCCGGGCGAGGTGGTGTCCCGTCTGAAGGCTCTTGAATAGGACTCCACATGTCCTACAGATGGCCTACAGTCCAAGAATGTGTAGGGGGTCAAGTGCCTGATTCTAAAGGCTTAGATGTCCTACAGTGGGTATTTTCACTATTCACTGTAGGACACCTCGCCCTTTGTTTACGCGGGGTTACGCGATTTCGGGACATGTCCTACACATGGCCTACACCTCGGTTTTTTGGAATTCAAAGAACTGGATCACTCAACAGAATCAATAAGTTAGGTACTGAAACGACATGTCCTACACTAGCATTGTCCTACAGCACCCCTAAGTGCGCGAAAACAAAGAGGATAGATGGCCTACACCCCTACTCTCCTACGGAGAGGGGGCCTACCTTGAAAGGCCCCGCTCTCAGAGAGGCGCGGGCATCGGGAGAAAGCTCCCGGATCACCCCTGGGGCATTCAGTGCAAACGCCACCCTCGGGGCTTGCGCTTCAGCTGAAACGTGCAAGGCTTCCGGCGTGATCAGCCGACGCAACTTCATCTCCGGTGCCCTCGGGCTCGCAGCTGCAACGCTCCTCCCGCTGCGCGCGCGGTCCGAGGGCGCTGTCGAGACGGCGATCGGTATCGGCTGGGGCAAGGACGATCACGCGGCTGCTGTCATGCTTGAGCTTGGGTTTGATGGCGTGACGACTGTTAGGCCTATCTCGCATGAGGATCTGTATCTCAGGGGCGTGCCAGTCTTCGCTGATCAGCCCATTACTGCGTTCGAGTGCAGGGAGGCCGAGGAGCAGATGGCCTTGACGATGCGCGATGCTTTGCTTTCGGGTCTCCAGAGTCCGTCACGCCCGTGGTTCCGCTTGGTGGATGAAGCATGATCGGCCGAAGAGGCTTCATCGCTGGTGCCTTGGGGCTAGTAGCTGCGGCTCTGGTGCCGTTTCGATCGAAGGCGGCTGAGTACATCGTGCCCAAGGGGCATGAGGCGACGATCCTGGGGCGCAAGAGCGTGACGATACGGGTTCCATCTCCCGATGAGCCGCCTCAGGTTCTCAGAGACGGGGCGTGGGAGACCATCAGGCTCGCTGACCCTCCCGAGCCCACGCACTTCCGAGGCATCTCTCCCAGGTACTCCGAAGTGCTCGAGGTCGAGTGGCGGAAGCTGAATGAGCCCATGGGGTGGGATGAGCGCAGGGGCGTGACGATGTATGGGACTGGTTCGTGACATCAAATGTGATGGGAAGACCCAAGGGCTCGACGGGTGCGAAGGCTCGAGCGGTCGAGCTGCTTATGCAGCGACACAATTATGATCCTGTAGAAGCATTGATCGTGCTCGTCAAAGATGGTGATCCAGAGTTTGGTATCCCTCTCGATATCGAGATGAGAATAGGTATTCACAAGGAGCTAGCGAAATACGCATACCCAATGCGGAAGGCTATTGAAATCGAACAGGGCGCGGGCCCCATCACGATGACCATTGTCAGTGGCATCGAGGGGGCTCCCGGCAGTGCAATCGAACCAGACGACCTCGGTATCGACTGACCTATACAGCACTGGGTTTGTCCCTCGAGCCTGGCAGCTCAAGCTCAATCGCGAGCTAACCCGATACAGATTCTCCGTCGTAGTCGTTCATCGGCGCGGCGGAAAGACCGTGGACATGATCAATGTCCTGGTGAACGCGGCCCTCCACAACAACCGGGGCAACGCGCGCTACGCCTACGTCGCGCCGTACATGAAGCAGGCGAAGCAGGTAGCCTGGGATTACATGAAGGAATTCACCTTCATGATCCCGGACATCCATTACAACGAGAGCGAGCTGTCGGTCGCGTTCCCCAATGGCGCGAAGATCCGGCTCTATGGCGCTGACAACGCCAACTCGATGCGCGGCCTGTATTTCGATGGTGTTGTGCTCGATGAGTACGCGGACATGAAACCCTATGTCTGGGGCGAGGTGCTACGGCCCACGCTCTCCGATCATCAGGGCTGGGCGATCTTCATCGGCACGCCCAAGGGAATCAACGCCTTCCACGAGCTCTTCCACAAGATGTCTCTGAAGGACGATTGGTTCACTACCACTCTTCTACCGCAGGACACGAACTCTCTCAGTGAGGAAGAGCTGAGGCTGGCTGAAGAGTCCATGAGCGCTGAGCAGTACCGACAAGAGTTCCTCTGCGATTGGAACGCCAGCACGCACAACACGCTGATTCCTATTGACATAGTCATGAAGGCGACCAAGCGCGGCAGGCACCTCACTGAGAAGCATCTCGTGGGACTGCCGAAGGTCATTGGTGTCGATGTTGCCCGGTTCGGTGGTGATAGGTCCTCGATCGTGCGGCGCTGGGGCAATGTCACGTTCAAGCCCAAGGTCTTCAAGGACATCGACAACATGTTCCTTGCGTCCAAGGTCGCGGAAGAGATTGTAGCCTTCGAGCCTGACGCGGTGTTCATCGACGCAGGCAGGGGTGAGGGAGTCATCGACAGGCTTACGCAGTTGAAATTTCCTGTTATACCCGTGGACTTCGGCGGCAAGGCGACCAACCCTCGGTACGTCAACAAGCGCACTGAGATGTACGACTTGGCTCGCGAGTACCTGATGACTGATGGCTGCATACCTTATGACCAGGAGTTGGTGCACGACTTGGCCGCGCCGACTTACGAATACACGCCGTCGAACCAGATGAAGCTAGAGCCCAAGGACAAGATGCGAGAGCGCGGGCTGCAGTCGCCAGACGTCGGCGACGCGTTCGCGTGCACGTTCCACTCGCCTGTGAACCCTCGAGCGGCGAAGGCGTACAACCGCAAGCCAACATTCTCGAACGAACGTTACCGAGATAGGTGGGAGGAGCGCGATCGTGTGCACGCCTGACATACCCAAGTCCCCTCCCCCGCCCAAGCCTTTCATCGCTCCGGTGGCTCGCTTCGATGCCGCGGAGATCTTCGGGCGCCGTCGCATACGAGACGACCCGCGCTCACGCAGCGGGTTCAGCGCAGCCACATTCCAGACACCGAAGGGTGTGCAGACTCGCAACCCAAACAAGCGTAGGACGTTGGGGGATGCAGGCGTATGAGCCATCTAAGTGCGCGCATGGCCCGGAAGTTCACTCGCACGCCTATGAAGCGCCTCGACATGCAGTTCGAGGCGATGAAGAAAGAGCGCACGCCTTGGATTGACCACTGGCGCGAGCTCAGTCAGTACATCCTCCCGCGGCTGGGCCGATGGCTCACGAGCGACCGCAACGACGGTGGCAAGAAGAACCAGAAGATAACTAACGAGGTTGGGACGATCGCGCTTCGTACCCTGACTGCCAACATGTTCACCGGTACGTCGAGTCCCAGTCGTCGGTGGTTCCGATTGGTCCCGCCGATCCCGTCGCTCGAGGATGACTGGAAGGTAAAGCGCTGGCTCGCAGTGGTCGAAAAGATCATGTACGAGATATACGAGAAGTCAAACTTCTACAACTCGGTGCAGGCGCTCTACGAAGAGCAAGCGCTGTTCGGCACTGGGTGCATGATCATCGAGCCTGACTTCGACAACGTCATCAACTGCAAGACTCTCACTGCCGGTCAGTACATGATCACCGTGGATTCTCGAGGACGCTTCCACTCGCTGGCTCGAGAGTTTGAAATGACCTATGCGCAGATGGTCGAGACCTTCGGAGATGAGGGACCAGAGCGCGTGTCGAAGAAGGTCATGCACTCATACGTGAGCGGCGGGCATGATGAGGACACGCGAGTCATCAGGCACATGATCTACCGCAAGGACGATCGAACGCCCTTGCTCAACTGTCTACCAGAGCACAACTGGGCGAGTGCTTACTGGGACCCACAGGACAATGACCACAGCGAGCGGTTCCTACGCACGAACGGATATCACGAGCAGCCCGTGGTATCCCCGCGCTGGGGGGTGACCGCTGAGGACACCTACGGCCGCTCGCCGTGCATGGAAACACTGCCGACGATCAAGGGTCTGCAGCGACTGAGTGAAGACATCGCTCTGCAGATCGAGCTTGTTGGGCAGCCGCCGACGCAGGGCCCGCCGAGCATGAAGAATGAGCCGCTCAGCACGTTGCCCGGGGCTGTGAACTTCGGTTCCCCTACGTCCCCTGGCCAGCCGGTGATGTCGGCGGTGTACCAGATCAACCCGCGCATTGCTGAGATGCAGGCGCGCGAGCTCAAAGCAGAGGACTTGATACGAAAGGGCTTGTTTGCCGACTTATTCCTGCTCATGAGTCAGAGCGATCATCCCCAGGTGACAGCGCGGGAAGTCGAGGAGAGATCTTCGGAGAAGCTCCAGACGCTTGGGCAGGTATTCGAGCAGCAGCGCACTGAGCTGCTGAACCCGGCTAACGATGCAGTGTATGGGTATGCGTTCCGCGCAGGCATCCTGCCGGACCCGCCGGAGTCAATCATCGACTCGGACATGAAAGTCGAGTACATCAGCTCGCTGGCTCAGGCTCAGCGGTTGATTGGCACTGTGTCGATTGATCGCTTCATCGACTTCCTGGCTCGCATGGGCGAGGCGACTCAGGACCCGACATCCCCGCTCAAGCTCGACGTTCAGCAAGCAGCCGACGAGTACGCCGCGCTGTCAGGCGTGCCGCCCTCGATCATCCGATCTGACGATGACGTGAAGAAGGTGCTCGAGGAGCAGGAGCGGCAGGCGCAGGCACAGCAGCGAGCTGCGGCGACGCAGCAGGCCGCGGACATCGCGAATACAGCAAGCGGCGCACAGGTCAGCAGCGACAACCTGCTTGGCCGATCGCTTGAGGCATTGGGGGCGCCGGTTCAATGAGCACCCAGCAGACGAACAAAGAGGGCGCGACCAAGAAGCGCAAGGTCCAGAAGAGCTACCGAGAGGCGCGTCGTCTGGAGTCGCTGAATGCAATCCTAGATGAGCCTCTCATGTGTCGGTACGTGTGGGAGCTGCTCGAGAAGACGATGCC